CGGATTCGTCAGCCGAAGGGGTCTCGCCAATGGAGTACACACCAAGCAGGCGCATAGCCCGTTTGATGATGTCCATTGCCGTGCAGGTTGGAACCGTGGAGGTGACGACTACGGGCATGATTAAGCCAGTGTGATGTTGCCTGCGCGGGTAATGCCATCCGAGCCTCGGACAGTTACGCGCAGGTTAGTGTTGGAGGTCAGGGCAAATACCATCTGACCATTGACAGTGAGCGCAGGAACAGCGGTATTCACGCTGGTCACTACGTCACCAATGCCAGATATAAGCATCCGACGATTCGCCAAGAGCGTCCCACCCGTAAAGAAGTTCAGTTCTTTGTTGGCAGCAGTGCCGATGGATAGCGCCGTATCTGAGGTATAGAGATAGCCATCAGACGCGCCGTTGATCGTCCAAGTGCCTACGGCATACGCACTGCTGTTGATGCCGAAGTTGACAAAGTTCGTCGCGTCCGTACCGTTGGAGGCTGTGGCAACAATGTCGCTGGATGCGTTCGCGGTAGCTGATGCATTGCGTACATCAATCTGAAACGTGGAATCTACCGAGCCAGTTGCACGAATAGCAGCATTCGCCATCGTCACAGGCGTGGCGCTCTGGAGCGTTACCGCAATTACCTGAGTGGAATTCGCTGTGTCGTCCAGCAGAATGTCGGTGACAGTCTTTGTTGTTATCCCCGTCCCAGAAATCACTAATTGGTAGCGCCCGTCCCCAGCGTAGAAAGAAAATGCGCCATTCGCGTCACAAGTGATCGGGTTGGTCTGCGTAGTCGAGCCGTTGTCGCTGTAAATGGTCGAGGTTGTGCCAGCGGGATACGCTTGCACTGTGACCTGTGCATAAGGCACGGAGCCACCGCCGACCTTCAGGACAACGTCTTGATACTTTTGCATTATTCAGCCTTACGCCTTGATGACGGTGAACATGAATCCCTTAGTCGCAGTGGCAGCAGCGTTGCCTGTGACGGTGAACGAGCCAGCAGCAACCGTCACACCCACAATGGCGGTAAGGGTCGTATCAGCAGCACCCAATAGCGTGACTTGAACCGTATCAGCCGCCGCAACACTGGAGTTGGTCACCACAACCGCAGTGCCAGCAGCCGCAAATGCAGCCCGGCCATTGGCCGAGTTGTTGGTTACGTTGCCAGGTGTGCCGGTGGAATCGGTTGCAGTAGATGCAATGGTTGTTGCAGCCAGCGTTGATCGAGTTGTGCCGCCGATCGGCGTGTTGTTGATGGAGCCGGTAGTTACTGCAACAGCAGCCATCGTGCCGCCAGTGATAGCTACCGCAGCGGGGTTGTATGTCACATCCGTAAGAACGGGAGATGCGCCTACAACGTACTCAATCACGCCTTTGGTAGCCGCAACAGAAACAGTCGCGCCAGCAGGAAACGGGCCGATAGTCTGGGACGTATCGACAACCGTAGTGATGGGGGAGCCACGCAGTCCATCAGGGATGGTGACATTAGTAATTGCCGCCTTTAACGAACCGATGCGAATCGACTGCGTTGCGGGGATGGTGACTGTGGCGTCTTGACCTTGTTGCAGAAATGGCATTGTGTTTTCTCCAAAAAGCAGGGAGCCGTAGCTCCCCGCGTTTCATTTAGGCAGCAGTTGCCAATCCACCGAACGGTCCAAGAATTGCCCAATCAATCGCCACAGCAGCAGTTGCGGCAGCGTTCAGAGTGAACGTCACAGAACCAGCAGCGGGAGTGATACGTGTGATATACAGCGCCGAGGTATCCGCAGCAGCATTGGAGAGCCATGCGGAAAACTTGGACTCAGTAGTGATTGCGGGATTGGTCACCACAACAGAAGTACCAGCAGCAGCAATACCAACACGCCCAGCAGGCATCGTGGTACTGACAGCGCCAGGAGTGACGGGGCCAACGGAAGTAGTAGCAAAACCTTGGGCAACCAGTGCAGCTTCAATGGTGGTCGATAGCTGCACAATCGTGCCGGAGGCATAGCCACCGTAGGGGCGGGACAAGAGGATCATGATTTTTCCTTGAAAGAATGAAGAAAGCCCCCGAAGGGGCGATCAATGGTTATGCGACGACCTTGCAAGCAAGCTCTGGGTAAGTTGCTGCCCAGCCGAACAACACATCTAAGCGCATCATGTTGTTGTCGTTCACACCGTCATAGAACTGAGTCACTTTGACGCTGAAACCATCGTCAGACATTTGTGTGACCTTTGCACCAGTGCCAGCCATTGGCTCAAACATTGGAACCATCGCCAACGTGAAAGCGTCTTTGTGGTACATGATGTTTGAGTCATACGCAGCAGATGCAGCACCCAGAATGGTGATAACCGCACCACTGGCAGGCGATGCAGTCACGTTCTGGAATGCACCAGTTGGAGTGATTGCAGGACTGATAGACACGGAAGTTGCAGACGCGGCAGCGGCAGCAGTCACAACGAACTGTTGCAGCGAGCCGGTGTCTTGACGAGACTGAGGATTGACAGCGTTAACACCAGCGATGGTGAACACAGTGCCAACAGTCAACGTGCCGTTCAGAGCAGCAGTGGTCAGAGTAGAACCCGTTTGACCTGCGCCGTTCACGGTGTTGGTTGTTGCAACAGCGGTGCCGTTGGTGTGGCGTGACACGTTTTGATCCATGTCCACAGACAAGCCAAAAGCATTCTGGTACAGGCCAGACTCGTAACCCTTACCAACAGGGCCTTGCGAGTTGAACAGGCCGCCAAAGCCTTGCAGCACGGCAGCGTTCATGGCGGGGTTAACCACCAAGGCACGTTGACGGTCACGAGGTGCAGCCATTTCGTCCAGCTTCTGATTACCTTGAGTCAACAGGGCATAGGCAGTGGCTTGAGTTGTGGGCAGAGTACCCACGGTGCCAACAGCGTTAGCAACGGTACGGCGAGCCAAATCCAGACCTTGACGGTCAATTTCATTCACCACAGCAGCAACAGCGGCTTGCATCTTCTGCTCAAACTGTTGAACAGACACGGTGCGCTCCAGCGAAGTGAAGGACAGGTCTGTACCACCTTGGGAGAGAGTCAGCGGGATGCTGGTTTCATTGGTTGCTTGAGGCACGGACACACGGCCAGTACGGTAGGTGTAGCGTGGGGGACGCTTGATGTTGATGGTTTGGCCAGGAGAGTAGCCACGGCCTTGGTTAGAGCCGAATTCGCTCTCAAAGTCGCGGTTTACGTTCTTAGCAAAGCCAAGCATGTTTTGGAGAATCGCCAGGGCTTCTTTTGCCACCAGCGAGGATGTAACGAGTACGTTAGACATTTGTCTATTCCTTTAAGAAAGTGCAGACGTAAAAAAAGCACCCTTAGGTGCTTGCTGCGATTGATGGATAACTACCGCGCCCAACGTGCGCCCTGCTTTGCTCGCATAGCCTTGTAGCTAGCGAAATCAGCAGCGTTCAAATCGGACGATGCGCCGCCTCTAGACCCAGAAACGGGGCTAATCGGTGGACTTGCTTTGGTTGTCTTGGGAGATTGCTGGAGCTTTACCTCTAGCTTTCCAAGCTCTACGGCTTGCCGCGCCTCTGACAGCTTGGTAATGCGCTCGACTTCTTCAGGATTAGCACTCATGTACGCCATCAATTGCGGTGCAACGTCACTTTCGATCAGTGCGGCTGCGATTGACTTTGTAAGGGGCAGTTCGTCAAAACTCTCACGGTCAAAACCGGCCACCTTTTCTGCTTTCGCATACAGGTCTTCCGTCTTGCTGTTCAGGCTTTGCTGACTTGCGCGTGTTGCCTCTGCTTTGGCTGCTGAATCACGTTGTTGCAGCTTGTAGTCCACCTTGGCATCAATCCATTCCGCATCACTTGAGAATTGATCTCGTGTCGGCTCGTTTGATGTTTTGGCTTGTACTGGCTGGGTGCGTGTTACCGCTTCCAATGCTTCCCGATAAGCCTCTTTTGCACGCCTTTCGGCCCTTGCTTCAGACTTGGCTAACCGCTTTTGCAGAATTTCGTCCAACTCTTTTTGAGTAAACGTCTTTTCCGCTGCCGGAGCTTCTTTCTCGCCTTCAGGAGTCTCCGTTTCCTGATGGGCGGTCTCTGTTTTTACCTGTTCAGTTTCAGGGGTTGCCGCTTCGATTGTTTCGGGCGCGACTGAGCCTGTCTCGTTTTCAGACATTACTAACCTTCCTCGTTGGGAACCCCGATGCGCTCGGGTAGCGGCCTCTTATTGAGGCGGTTGAAAGCCTTGTGGGGCTTGTTCAGGCAAAGAAAAACCCGCCGGAGCGGGTTGTTCTGGTTGCATTTGTTGCGGCTGCATTTCCTGCTGCTCTTGCGGCATTTCGTGCGCCTCGTCCTGTTCGGACTCTTGTATGTCCTCGCCCACCATTGCACCAAGGGCAGGAGTGGCCAAAATCTGCTGAATGGTCTGCATGACCATTGCCTGCACTTGTTCAGGTGTCATAGCAGTGCCGACAACCTGGAGCCGCTTGGTCTCCGCGTCATAGGCTTTCACCAGCAATTCTTTGGTCTTCAACTCTTGGTCGCCTTCCAGCGATTCGGCGTGCTTGCTGGCGTTTTCCAACGCCCCTGACAACTGCTGAATCTGCTGCTCTTGCTGTTGGAGGTGCTGCTGCACTTCAGGCGGCAACTCAGGCTGTCCGTCTTTCTTGTCTTGCAAGTTAGGCGGCAGGGTTTTCTCCAAGCGTTTAGCGATTTCCTCAGACATTGGGAAGTCATAAGAGCGCATGACCAAATCACCGGCAACCTGCATCAGTTGAGGGTTGCGCGTTGTCAACTCGGTCAGCGTGTCGGCTGCTTCTTGGCGTTGCGTGTGGTAGCTTGGCCCCGTATCAATGGCAACGTCATAGCGCCCCATCAGCGGGTTAAATATCTTTTGCACTTCGCCAGCTTCGTCGCCTTGTGTCTCGGCATACGGCTGTTGCATTTCAGGGTCAAGCACGGCTTTTGTCTCTTGTCCGTCCAGCCCCAGAATGCGAATAATTCGCTTGGTGTCGTACACCTTGGGAATCAGGTCGATCAGCACGCGCATTTCATAGTTGAGCGCACGCGCCAAGTTGTCAGGAAAGTGGAAGGTCGCAATCTCGCCCTGCGCCTTCAAACGCTGGATGCCAACACCAGAAGCGGCCTCGGACTTAATGCCGAAGTTGGCGTTTTGCTGTCCGCTGGCGGCACGCATTTCCTCTGTGGACAACTGGAGCATTTGCACCTGTGCGGAAGGCATAACCGCAGGCTGTTGGCGCTCAGGCTTGGGAAGTTGCCGACCTTCTTCATCGTAGGCATTCCACGGCAGATAGGCGCGGTTTTCCAGATTGGCAGCGCCCCAAATGTCCTCGAAATTCTCAATGGACTCAGACGCAGCCAAGTACGGCACTTTGTTCTGCAGGGCTAGAG